GGTGATGCATTCGACGCCAGATGGGTGGTTGGTGTAGTGTTTGGGATGGTTGACTGGGTCGTTGATTTTTATTCCTATTACGGACTTAATTTGATCAGCGTAATCCATAACTTCCTCCTAAGGTTGGGAGGGGCTGTTAACCCCTCCCGGTTGAAGATCAATCCGCCGATGCAGTACGCTTCAACTCTGCATACACCTGCGAACCATCTTCGGCCATGCGATGGGAAACCACCGCGCGGACTTGAGCGTTGACGATGTTCTCATTCCGGTGCCTCCGTGAAACGGAAGCGTCGGAGATGTCCACGCCACAATGCTGATGGAATTCATCGAGGCGGTAGGCTGCGTCCTCGGTGAGGTAGAAGGTAGCCCGGAGGGTTTTGTTCTCCATGCCACCCATTGCTTCCAACTCTTCCGGATCAACGTCCTCCTCGGCAGCGACCGGGCGCAGGGTGAACTGAACGAACGGGGTGCCTTTCTTGTTGGACTTGTCGTAGGTCGGCTGGCCTTGGACGACGCAGATGTAAGTGCCGACCGGAAGAGGTTTCGGGCGGTTGATTTCGGTAGGAGCTTCGTCGAGGATGGATGCGAAGTTGGGTTGGTCGTTCATTGAAGGTTGTCCTTGTTAGCGGGGATCGCTGTGAACCCGGTGATGAGGCTGAGGATTATCGAATCAAGGTGTTTCTTGGCGTCGGTGATATCCTTTGATGTAGGTTTGATTTGATCCAAACCGATACGAAGATTGAGGATGGACTCAAGGTTCATACCGGGTTGGGGCGGAAGCGGGAGGGTTGTTGCGTTGTTGCGGCGGGCTTGGTTTCCTCCGAGGGCTTGCCACGAAGCACCTCGAAGAATGTTGCAAGGCCAGTCTCGATTGGGTATTCCTTGGCCATTGCGAACGGCTTGGGATTGGCAAGGTCCATCATCGGGGTCGAATTGGTCTGGATGGTACGTTTGCCGTTCCGATTGGTGTAGAGAACAACCGAAGGGAAATACTGAGGGATTTTCGGCGAGAGCTTCTGCCCGACGCCCTGAGGGAATCCCTTGGTTGTTCCGTCCGGTTGCTCTTGGTATAGTACATGAGCGATTACTATAATGTTAGTCCCCATACCCTTAGAAGTCAAGAGCGCGAGGAACTTTTCAACATCATCTTGCGCATTTCCATATACTGCTCGACCGTCAATGGCGCCGCCTTTGCCTGCCGGGATGATAGATTCGTGATAGTCATATGCCGCATCGCACAGGCGACTGAGCGAATCAATGACGAGGATACAATCAGGTCCCCAACTTGCGGGTCGACCAAGGTCGACTTCAGTTCCGTCATCGTCGGTGTACTTCCAGTTGTCGCACATTTTGAGAGCATCAATCCACGCTTTCGGACGGCCGTCGATCATTGCACCTGCCGGGCCGGATTTGTATTTGTCGCGGAGGGTGCGGAACTCGACGTTGTCGATTTTGTCCGGGCATTCTTTCTCGATCATGCCCTTGAGGATATCGAGGAGGTTGTCGAAGTCGAGGATGCGGAGTTTGTATCCTGCCTTGACAAGGGAGACGAGGGAGCCGGTTTTGCCGGACTTGGCATCGCCGATGAGGAGGAGTTTGGTATTGGCGTTTGATTGGTGTGCGGAGAGTTTAGGCACGGATAGCACCATTGGTTAGAGTTGTGATAATATTGCCAAGGTATTCGTTGAGTGTAACTTGTTTGTATGCACCGTTCACATAAACTTGAACATACAGATTACCACATTCTTTACGCAGGTGTTCTACGCTAGTTCTAGCTTGTGTCATAGACGTGTTGGCACTGTCGATCTGACGATAAAGTTCGTTGATATGCTTCACAGAATTGCGCAGGGTTTGTACCGCAGATTCTTTGGGTGATAGTGTATTGGTCATGACTCTTTCCTTTCGAACGTGATGGTGACTTTATCCCCCGGCTTCCATCCCGGATCGGCGTCGAAGAGGTGGATGGATTCTGAGGAGCCTACGAATTGGATATACCATCCGATGGAGTTGCGCTTGTTCGTTACCCCAAAATCTGTTTTTTCCCATTCGGTGTAGGTGAACTTTTCTTCGATCTTGTCGATGATTGCGGCGACGGTGATGCGGTTCATGGGGACCTTCCACTAACAATAGCCGCCACCAGAAACATGGCGACTATCATGATTATAAGACAAGCTTCTCTCATCGGCTCCTGAGCGGGTTCCATCGTTCATCAGCCTCAAGCTTGTGGAAATCATTCCGGAGGAATATCTCGCGAACTTCTGGGTCCTTCGAGCAAACTCCCCGGAACTTGCATCCGCCGAACTTGTCGCAGGCTGTGTCGTTCATTGGCCAGTAGTTGATCTTGGCGTAGTTGTCGGCGTTGAGCATGTGGAGCCCGGCATCGTTGATCCACTCTTCGGTTTGTCCGGGAGTTCGGTAGGTGAAACCGCGGACGAAGGTGTGGGGTTTTTCGAGGAGGATTTGGGCAGCGGAGATGCAGACTCCTTTGATTGGTGTGTCGAGGAGGATTTGAGCAGCCAGTGTGTATAGTGACATCTGGTTATTTGGTTCGTATTGGGCAAAGTAGTACGCGCTCGGAGTTGTGGTGGTGGTCTTGTGGTCCATCACCATGAGTTGATCGTTGAACTCTACGACACGGTCGAGGTGGCCGCAGAGGATGTAGGGTTGGTAGTGTTCGATTGTGGTCTCGCGGACGATGCCATCTGCGTCAGGGCCGGAACCGTATTCGATGTAGGTCGGGCCATAGGAGAGTTCGAACCGAAAGCTGAGTTCGACTGCGGGGGTGCCATCAGATTTGATGTAGGTCTTGGCCGGATCGTCTTTGTAGTGGTCGAGATAGTCGATGACGACAGAGACGAGTGTGTCGTGGTTTTTGTACTTACCAGCTTTTGTCTCACGATCAACGACCCAGTCGGCGGTACGTTCGATCAGGCCACGGACGACCTTGTGAGTTGCTGTGTCGTGGTCGTCACCTTCCTCAATAGCGATAGCGTAGTCCTGCATCGCGGTGTGGTATTCAATGCCGAACCGGAGATGGACTGATTCGTCCTTAGGCGTCCAGCCTTCGATCATGGTGAGTTGGTAAAGGCGTGGGCAGGTTTTGATCAGGCCGAGTGAGGTGGAATCCCATGCAAATTGGATGTTGGTTCCGGGGAGGAAGGGGGAGGTTGCGCCGACTGTGAGGGTGGATTCGTCGAGGGTTTGGTCAGCCATTGGAGGGTGCCTTGGTTGCGATTTCACGGATCATTTTAATGGCGATTTCGAGATTGAATATGCCTAGGATTTTATCCTCTTTACCGATCTCTTGTAATAGACGCCCCAAGACCTCTGTTAATGCTATTATGGCCACTATCGGGCTTGGATTTTGGGACTTGAGCCAGTTAAGAAGAGCTAATTCAAGATTGTGAGTGTCTTTGAGTTGGGCTCTGATTTTATCAGCTAATTCCTTTTCCATGATTATATCCTCCGCTTGATGGGTTCGCTGGTGGCTGCTGGTTTGTCGATCTGGAGTTTGTTGAGGATGAAGTCTAGGTTCTGGGCAGGCTTGGTGACTTTCTCACCAGCGGCTTTGCGTCGCCGGGCTTTGCGGTGGTTCTCGATGATTTCTTCGATGTCTTGGTCGGAGAGTTTCAGGGGATCGCGGCGGTTGAGCTCATCAAGATCTGTTGACATCTGCATATCCTCTTGTGCCTGTTAGAACATTCCAGATTGTGCCCTGACTTACATTGAATTGGGCATTGGGGATTGCGGATTGTAAATAATGTTCAGCCCTTTCTCGGTCAGTCATCGGATTGTTCCTTGAGGAGTTCGTCGAGTTCGCTTCCAGAAAATTTCGAATTTGCCGATTCGGTGTATGCAGGGCCTATGGCATTTTTGGTTCGGACCCAATCGTGGATGATGTCGCGAACTTTCTCGGTCCATCCATAGCCATAGCGAGATTGGAAGTAGGCGACGTCGGAAGCGTGAAGGATGATGTTGGTTCGGTGGAGTTCAGGCATCGAGGTCCACCGATTTCTTGGAGATAAAGACGGTATTGGGTTCAGATGGAATGGCAACGACGAGGTTTTCGAACTTGGTCAGACCGTATTCCTTGCGGTGGTGGCACAGAAGGATTTGCATCTGCTTGGGGTTCTGGGTCTCGATAACAAGGCCGAGTTCCTCCTCCGCAGCCTTTTCAAACAAAGCTGTGAGTAGTTCAGGTTTCAACGCCATTGACTGCCTCCCATAGAGGTTGAATATCTAGGATTTCGTTGTTGGTGCGGCAGACGTAGACCCAGAATTCACCAGCGTCGTCTTCCTTGACTTGGCAGATGAATTCGTCGTAGTCGGATTTGCCGTAGAG